ATTGTTTTGTTTGGTAACATGAGTTGTGTTGATTGCGTAATCACCAATTGAACCAATAGAAGTTTTAGGAGCTCCTGTGGATACACCGCCTGCTAAATCAGTTACTGATGTGATGTAAGTTGGTGCGATTGTTGTGAACGCTTGATCTGCTTTAGACCATTCAAATAGTCCTGGTACTGAAGAAGCAATATCAAACCAATAAGTTCCGTTAGTTGGAGTTGCTGTTGGTGCTGTTGCACTGCCTGCAAGTGATGCTAGGTCAACGTTGGCTCTCAATACAAATGCTCTGTTAGCCACACCCAAAAATGAGTAAGCCGCTTGTAATCCATATTCGTTCAACTCATAACCGTTGATTGGATTGCTTGATGCATCTGTGTAAAAAGTGGATCTCCGAAAGTTTCTGTTAATTCTCTCTGAGATGAGATCAAGTAAGCAGTGTTGGCGTTGGCTGTTGTTGTTCCCGCCGCAGTTCCGTCGCCTGCTCCGTTTGTCTTATTCCCTGATGATGCTACTATGAATAGTGGTGTTGTACCCGCATCTGATGGTACATAAAAGCTCTCGTTTATTACTGAAACTTCTACTCCTGGTGATGTTAATGCCATTTTTCGTATTCTCCTTGCAAGTTACGTATATACTAGAGTTATTTATTCAATCATACGGTTTTGTTGACATAATTACCGTTTTCGAGGTGCCTATATAGGTGACGTAAATACACACATGCAGTACCAAGACAGACCGTTGTGTAAGGAGTGTAAGACCAAGCCTAGGGCCTATGCTTATAAAAGATATGGTAGGATATATTGGCGTAGCAAGTGTGATACTTGCATCAGGAAAAAAGCCGGTAAGCGAGTAGGTGGTGTGACTGCGTTGCAACGTTCAGGATACAAGAAGCACAAGAAGTGTGAACTGTGTGGATTCAAGGCACAAGCGACAGGGCTCAGTTGGATGTGTTATTCGTTGATGGGAATCTGAGGAATACTAATGCTGTTAATCTAAAAACTGTTTGTGCCAATTGCCAACGGTTGGGTAGTACCCGTAGACTCGGCTGGCGTGTGGGTGATCTTGTCGCTGACGATTAGGTCGTCTATTTTTGAATGTAACTCTTCCAACGTCCCGTCATTAGTGATCAAGTGATCGTACTCTGATTTGGCCCATGCGTATTCGGACGAATGTACATTTTTAGGTATGACATTTCCTTCCACGTAATCCGTGAACCATTCAGGATCCTGTCCCCTCTTCACAAGCAGTATCGTCCCGCCCATTTCTCTTATTGTTTTTATCTCGTTCTCGAATCTCGTGTCTGCGATCACAGTGGGTTTGCCGTCATATCTGGCCATGCAACTGTCAACCCATATAGCATCATGCATGCCATGGCGCATCACTTCAGTGCCAAAGTATTGTAGCCACCCAACGTGGGGTGACATCCTTGCCAAAACGTTTGCTCCAGAACGCATCAGGTTTCTCCCTCCATGCCCGGCTCTCATCGGTCTTACCTTCCAGCATCTCCCTGTCCCAATTGAACATGGAACCAACCGCGTTCCTTTAAACTTTTTGCGAATGAATCTTTTCTGAATTTGTGTTTGTGTTCCAGTCTGTCTGCGACTGTGCCTTTACCAGAACCTATCAAACCTACTACGCCTATCAACATAGTACTATTATACTATTTTTTAAACGTTTTTCAATCTCTTTTTTGACATCGTGTATCTGTGTCAATACCAGTCTACGCATACTCAGTTTCTTTTCTTTCAGGGCATGTATGGACATGTTCTCTAGGTCATCAACCATGTCTGCCAATTCCTCTAGTGTGCATTTTGCAAGTTTTTTATATCTGGAATCTATCATGATACTTGTATTTAAAATAATTTTTGGTAAAGGAATATGGTACTAGAAGTTAACCAATAACAAAACTGTGTGGTGTGCCACCTTCTTGGAAGTTGCCTATCTCGGATTCTAATCTTTCCATCTCGGTATTACCTTCGCTCTTCAATGCATCACCGTTCAGTGTGGTGCCACCTTGTGGTCCTGCGATTGTGTTGAATTTGCCTCTTGCTTCTCCCAACATAAGTTTAGACACTGCAAGTGTGTAATCCCTAATCCATGGTTTTGAATAGATGTCTTTGAATAATGTTATGTCTGGTCTGTAGTTGTCAGTGTGCATGAGAACTGTTTCGTTGTCAGCTCTTGGTCTCTGTGTGATCGTTAATTTTTAGTTGCGACATCAAAGTGGAATTGTATAAAACTTCCAAACATTTTTCCTACCAATTCTTGGTATGATGCAAATGCGTAGTAAGTTGCCAGTCCTCCGGTTGCCCCTGCTCTCAACAGGGTACGTATTAAGTGTAGGCCAAGTTGAAAGGTTCGAACAGTGTTCCACCTTCTCCACCCTCAGATCTTGATCCAACAGTCCTTCTGTTTAAGTTTCTCACATTGATCACTTCATCTGGCAGGATATAACTGTTTTGATTTTTCTTTAATTCGAGGAATGCGTATGATTCCTCTACTGCGTTTGAAGATCGCTGTCTGAATTTATTTACTGCTCTTTCCAGTGCCGTTTGATAGTGTTTTGGGTCTAATTCAACGTCTATCATACCGTCACCTAGACTGGTCTTGACGTACTCGAATATTTCCTGTTGTCCTGATTGTAGTTCTGACATGTACATATTTATTACCTTTGCCTGTGCAATAAATATGTATGATATGCCAAGATTATCCATTTTCAAGCCTGAAAAGGGCAACGACTACAAGTTCTTCGATCGTAACATCAAGGAGATGTTTCAAGTGGGAGGAACGGACCTACACTTCCACAAATACCTAGGTCCCTACGATCAGGGAGACACAAACAAGGACGGTGCGGCCAGCCCCACACAACCACAGTATTCAGGAGACACATTGAACGAAAGGACCATACAGGATCTGTTATTCCTAGAGAACAGGGACAGGAAATACGACGACGACGTGTACGTTGTGAGGGGAATTTATAATGTGCAAGATGCAGACTTCAATCTATCACAGTTTGGCATGTTCTTACAGAACGACACACTTATTTTAACTGTGCATTTGAACGACATAGTGGAAAGACTTGGAAGGAAACCAATGTCAGGTGATGTCATAGAGTTCCCACACATGAAGGAAGATTATTCATTAGATGAGAGCATACCGATTGCACTGAAAAGATATTATGTTGTTGAAGATGTTAACAGGGCGGCTGAAGGATTTTCACAGACATGGTGGCCACACCTGTTGAGATTGAAGATGAAGACAATGGTGGACTCACAGGAGTTCAAAAGCATCATCGGCGATGCAACAGCAACAGGTTCAGTTGCCAGTTACATGAGTACATACAACAGAGAGAAATCAATCAACGAGCAGGTCGTCGCACAGGCAGAATCAGATTCGCCAAAAGCCGGATTCAACTACAAGCAGTACTACGTTGCACCATCGATTGAACGAGGAAACATCAGGACAGAGAATGTCAACACCGAATCACAAAGAGCGAGTAGCAGTAATACAGTAAATGCAACAATAGACACACCGGCGAGTTCGCACTATGGTTTCTACCTAGACGGCGACGGTGTCGCACCCAACGGTGCCCCGGCCGGGTTTGGAATATCGTTCCCGACTTTGGGCGTTGATCAAGGGGACTATTTCTTGAGGACTGATTACCTGCCAAACAGACTGTTCCGTTATAACGGAACCAGATGGGTCAAAATAGAGGACAGTGTGAGAATAACTACAACGAACAACGATTCTAGAGCAAACTTCAAAACTAGTTTTGTTAACAATGCAACACAATCGACCATAAATGGTTTAACAGTGACACAGAGACAATCATTGACAGATGCTCTGAAACCAAAGGCTGACAATTAAACATGTTACATTTTTATGAAGGCCAAGTCAGGAAATTCCTTACTCAATTCATTAGGATTTTGAGTAACTTTTCTGTGGAGACGGGCAGAGGTAAAGATAATGCTATACAGTTAAGAGCTGTGCCGGTGGTGTACGGAGATCCTACAAGACAAGTT